CCTCTCAGGACCTCTCGGGTGTAGTTGAACTGCTACTCAGTTTTCATTCAATCCCACGGTAGGCTGTTATGCGTACCGGGTGCGGAACATGGCAGCAAACGCCTGTGAGGCGGCTGCGCGCTCGATGGAATTTGCATCGGTGACGAGCTGCACGATGTCGGTGTGCAAGCCGTACGGCACCAACCCCGTGCGCATCATGATCATCACGGCGAGGCGCATAGCCAGGTTGTGCTGCACGATGACGGTACGGAGATCCGCACGAATGTCACGAGACATCGAGACCGAGGCTGCTTCCATCACGCGGAGGGTGGCCGTACGCTGAAACTTGTTGAAGCCAATCGGCTTCGTGAAGGCAGCGAAGGCATGGTGGACCGCGGTCGCGATCTGCTCTGAGATGATGGCATCGGTCGGGCCATTGAAGCCCTGGAGGATGTCACTCGTCGCGATCGCGAGTGCGAGCATCGACGCGACTTGCGTCGCGACGTGTTTGTCGATGGCGATCGACTGCTCGAACGGCGGGACACCCGTGTCACCCGTGATCAAGTTCCAGAGGGACATCTTGATCGGTGCGCTTGTTCCGTCGGCCAGCGGGAGCTGGTACGTCAGGGTTTTGGACAGCGGCAGGTACAGGTCATCGTCCAGCTCGGTGATGAGCTGATCGAGCATGTCGTCGGCGTACACCTGCGGGCGCGCGGGGAACGACTGTGTGCCAGCCATGTCCACGCCTTGCAGCAGCAACGCCTCGGCGGGGTCGACAGTCCAGACCCGACCACCAGTGTAATACGCGTCGCCCTGATAGTTGAGCAGACCGTCGTCGACACCATAGTGGATGACGTACGCGTCGGCACCGGACAGCGGAGATCCAACCGGACCAGCGTATTCGATGTCCTGTGCCACGAGGACCTCACGGGCTGTCGCGAGAGCGAGCATCTGCACTTCGGTCGGGGTGACACCGTGTTGCAACACGTAGGCGACGTGGGACTGAAAGGGTGCTTCCGCCGTTGCCTGTTCGGACGACCGGATGATCAGGTGTTGCCCGATCACGGCCGAGACATCGTTCGTTGTCGAGCCCGCGAAAGCCGAACTGATGAGTTCGGCCAACATCGGCATGTACGGCGAAGACTGGTAAGCGGGCAACGGCATCATGACCCCGCCGATATCCGTCTGACCAAGCGCCTTGACCTGTGGCGCAAGAGTGGTGTTCCGGGTGATCATCACGCCCGCAGAGACGCCCTTGGGCGTCTTCAGGTGCCGCACAGTGTACATGCCGACCAGTTTTTCGGGGGACACGGACTCGAAGCGACGCAGTTCGCGAATACGCACGACGGCGTGGGCAAGAAGCTCACTGTGTTCGTGCACCGGCGACGCCACAGGGCGTACCGAATAGGACAACATCGCGTCGAACGCGAACGAGGCGTTCGCAGCGAGCACCACCAGATTGGCGTCATCGGCCAAATTGGTGATGTACGGCTCGTCCGAGTTGCGGAGGAACTTGCCGGTGAGCGTTGCCGCGTCCAGCATCCAGCGATGGTACTTGTCCGACGCCAGCAGGCGGTTGGCCGCCGTGACGAGGGTTGGTGACAGGAGTGCCTCGATCACGTTGGGCAAGAACTCCTTTTCTTTCAGTGCTGCGCCGATCGTGAGCGACTCGAACACTTCGGTCACGTCCTGAACGTGTGACGCGTTGATGATGTCCCGTGTGGTGACCATCGGGTCGTTGTAATACGCCTGGTGCATGATCTGCTTGTACGGCAGGATCATGCCGAACTTGGCGTAGGCCCGGGCCATCAGTTCGGTGATGATCGCGGCAACCGCGCGCAACGGATCCTTGAGCGAGGTGGGGCCGGTCTCGCTCACGCCGACGATCTCGGCGATGATCCGGGTCAGTGCCGGATACGAGATGACGATAACACCCTGTTTGACCTTGGAGTTCGAGCGCAGAATGCGCTCGTTCACCCGAGTCACGAGATCGTGACGCATCAGCGCGCGAGCAATGTCCGGCACGGTGCCGGACGCGACGGCGAGCTCCGCCAGACGTTCGAGCTTGGCGCTCGCGCCCGCGACGGCCGCGGTGTATACACCGGGTGCACGCTTGTCCATCATGTAGGTGGTGAACTTCGGCACCGAGACAGTGTCCTGGCCGAACGGCGAGGTGGGTGCCATCGGGCGGAAGTACACCGGCAGCTGCGTGGTGTGGTCGCCGCCATTGATCGACAGCGTACCATCGATGAAAGAAGTATTGGAGGGAGTCTTGGCCATGATTGATCCTTAACGAGTCAGAAAGGTGAGATCCGTGGCGATCGCCGACTCGGCGATTTCCACGCGTTGATGTTCATCCACCTTCTGCGGGTCAAGCAGATTGGGGATGTTGATGGCACGAGATTGCCGGTTGTTCACGCCGCGAGCGGTGTAGGTCGCCCGCCGGCCGGCCTGCAATTCGAGCAAGCCAGACACGGAACCAGAAGCGGCTTCACGGATGGACGCGAGAACCAGTTCGTCCGTGGACAACGGGTTGACGACGACGACTACGACAGAATTCGTTGCCGTGCACACGAAGTCAAGAAACGTCAGGTCCGCGAAAAGCGTCATGTTGACACCGCCCTTACCAGTCGCTCCCGAGGGGGAGTAAAACAGGTAGCGCAGCGAGTCGACAACAATGGCCTTCTTCTCACCGGCGATGATGTGCCGAGCAAGTCGATGCGCCAAACCGGCTTCCGACTGACACAGGACTCCGTGGCCATCCGCGGTGAGGTTCAGTGTGCCTTGCGACAGCGGCTCACCGAATGAGACGTACTCGAAATCGTTCTGGCGGACGAGCTGTTGCGTCAGCGTCGTCTTGCCGGAACCACTGCCACCCAGGACCATGGTAAGACCGGGGGGCAGTTCGAGTTCGAGGTTACCCCCGATGCGAGCCTTGAGACCCTTGGGCATCATGAAGCCCTTGACGGCCGGTGCGATCCGAGTGTCGGCAACCCAGGAGCGCTGCCGTTTCGAGGTCTGGCGGTGTTCGATGTCGACGCCTGTGTCGACGAACGCGTAGGAATCCTGGAGTGTGAGCACCAACTCGATTGGCTGCTCGTCCGCGGGTTGTTCCTTCGCTTCCTTGACCACGTATGCGACCGGGGTTGCTGAGTCGAGATCTTCTTCGACAACCATCTGCCGACGGTTCTTGCGTTTTGCACTCATATTTTCTCCTATCACTGTTGAAAGCGACGATCGGTGTAGCGCGACACCACGGGCCAGGTTTCATCCTGATCCAACGATGTCACAATAATGTCCAAGATCTCCGGGGAGATATCCTTGGGGTCGACCTTGTAGTGAAGATAGTCCGGGTTTTGCAGGACCAAGGCGTCCCACGTACTCAAGTTGGTGTACGCGCGTTGCCGCTCGTACGCTTCTTGAACCAAACCAGTCGGATTGACGTGCAGGTGCTGTTCGAAGGCGCCAATGAACACGTCGTAGACGGCACTGTAACTAGGAGCTGTCGCGTAGTGCAACCGACGCTCCCGATCGCCGACGGCCCAGAAATTCATGCGACTTTTGGAGTCGACACCGAATTCGGGGACCAGCCAGTTCACGAGGTATGAGGTCACATTGGGGGACAGCTTGAGTTCACCAGCATCTGTGCGGTAAGGCACGTTCCCGAGGAAGGAGATTGGCTTCTCCTCCTCGATCTTGAAGTACGGCGAGACGTACTTGCGAGTGAATTCCACGTAACCGTAGTCGTTAGTCAAGTCGAGACCATCGTCCGACATGTTCAGCAGCGCGTACTGGTCGTGCTCACCACGGAGGATCGTGTCCACACCGATCTCCAGAACGTTCCCAAAATACTCGTCGAGGCGGACGAGGTAGGCGAACACCATCATGAACTTGCCCGTGTCTGGGTTGATGGCGATCCCTGACGGCAGACCGAGGTCGTGGACGAACGCTCCGACGTCAAAAGGATCTTCACCGAACAGTGGGTCGAACGCCGCTTCTGAAGTGCCGGCAGCCCACGGATAGGGAACAATGTACGGGGCCTTGAACATCAGTCGAATCATCTTCACAACGCGCCTATCGACGTACTTTTCGAGTTCGTCCATCAACGCATTGATCAGG